TACGAGCCTCTGTTTCCGCCCTGTGACGGTGGGTCTTGCCGTGGCGATGCGTTGCCGAATCCGGTCACATTGGCCGCGTGCGCGATGCACTCCACGTCGCACATGCGGACCTGAAGCACGGGCGGGAATGAATCGCCGCTGCCGTGTGACGACATGGTGCGAAGGATGGTCACAGTCCCTTCGCCATCCACGAGCGCCGCGAGCCACGCCCGATCCGCTTCACGGTCGATCACATAGTCGTAAGACGGTTGTTGGAGCGCGAAGGCCACGCGCCAGGGGATGCCGATGAGGTCTTTCGGCTTTAAGCCGTGGCCCATCCTTACTCTGCGATTCTTTCTGATCTGATCTTGCGAAATGACCGCCGAATGTCCCGATCTGCCGAATCCTGAATTCTGGTCATTTCGTCCTACTTCACCTAATCCGCTTGCGTAAGAATCCCCTAAATTCAGCCAGAGCGTGCCTTCGTCCTTCAGCACGCGCCGAACTTCCCGAAACACCGCAACGAGTTCTGCGACGTACGCCTCTGGCGTGGACTCCAGACCTATCTGTCGATCGACTCTGATAGCTCCACATCGACAGTCTCCAGACATCACGTAGTTCGCGCCTTTGTTCGATGCCTGCTTCGATGTCCCAGGTGCTGCAGTTCTCGGCTCGGTTCCTCTGTGGAGACAGTGTGGATCTCCACCTTCCCACGTGGCAGTGCCGTAGTCTCTCAGACCGAAGTAGGGCGGGCTGGTCACACAGCAGTCCACGCAGCCATCGACAAGAGGTAGCGACCTGGCGTCGCCACGAAGAATCATGACCGAGCCATCTGTGTCTTGAGTCGCTTGGCCAGCCAATCGAGCTTCGCACCTCGAATCGGCTTGAGTTCCTCCGTGACCGAGACCGATGTCGTAGGATAGGCGGGAAACGAGACAATCGAGACCTCCGAGATCCGCATGTCGCGGACCTCACGGATCGGGATCGGCCCGTCCAGGAACCACTCGTCATCCAGGGCGCGAAACCCGAACGACATCCCGGTCACGTCGCCCCGGTCTACGCTTTCGACCTGCATCGCCGCCCAGGACGGTGGGGCAATGAGCGTGCGGAGGCCCCGCCGATCCGCCTGGATCTGCAGCGTGCCGGCGGATACCCGCCCGAGCGGCAAATCTGGGTTGTGGCTCCAGAGCGCCCGCACGTCGAGCCCTTCGCTGAGCGTCCGCGAGACGGCCTCCGGCGCGATCTTCTCTCGGAACCCCCCCAGGTCCAGGGACAGCTCCCCGAACACGACCGCATAGCCGTCGAACCCCTGCCCCGCGATCTGGTCGGCTGCGGCCCGCGTCTGCGGCGGCGTCTCATCCAGTGCCCACCGCAACTGTTCCCGACAGGCTGGACAGAGCGCCTGGCCCTGCCAGAGGGACCGAGCCGGCGCCTGCTGACAGCGCGTGCAGGGTTCGGGCGTGTCCCGCCACTGGCGCACCCGCGCGGCCGTGGTCCTGGCCGCCTCCGGCCGAGGACAGGCCCGGAGCCCGCCCCCGATCGAGACGTGGGTCATCGCATATTCCAGATCGCCGGTCATGCGCGTACCTCCTCGAGGACGAGCCGATCCGCATACTGCTCAGCCCGATCCGCCACCCAGCGATCGAGCCGACGCCGGAGCAGATCCCCGTACCCGTCATCGGCCTCAAGCACGGCCGTGAGCCCCGCTTGACTCTGTCGGAAGTGGTCTTGCACCAAGGCCTCCGTCAGGGCCACCGGATCCCCGTCGTGCTCGCGCCCGATCGCCACGAGATGCAACCGGATGCCCGGTAGCAGCGCCTCGCGCCAGACCTCGGCTTCGGCCTGATCGTAGAACGTCTCCATCCAGGTGCGGAGCTTCTGCGCGGTCGCCTGATACTGCTTCGCTTTCGCGACCTCCCGCCGGACCAGCCGGGCCATCGCCTCGCCGTAGATGACCCGCCGCGCGGCCACCGCCTCCCGCTGCTGTTCTCTCCATCGCCGCGCCTGCGCGTCGGCCTCCAGGCGAGCCGCCTCGGCCGCCGTCTGCGCGGCTTCGGCCTCCAGGCGCCATCGCTCGACCGCCGCGGCCGCCTCCTGGGCGGTCCGTTCCGCCGTGGTGCGCGCCTCCTCGGCCGCCCGTCGCAGCGTCTCGTGTTGTTCGGCGGTCAGCTTCCAGGCATCGCGCTCCGTCGCCTCGACCATCGTCGCCGTCATCGTGCGGAGGCGGTCCAGCTCCGTCGACACCTCGGCATGCGCCTGTTGGACCGCTCCCCATTGCGCCACCGTCTCAGCATGCCGCGCTTCGGCCTCCTGCGCGGTCCGCTCCGCCGCTTCCCGTGCGGTCCGCTCCGCCTGCCAGGCCGCCGTCTGCGCCTTGGCCGCCATCGACGCGATCTGCGCGGAGATGTACTCGTCCGCCCGATTCAGCGGCATCATGTTGAGCGGCACGAACGGCGTATCGCCGCCCGGAATGGGGTCGAGATTTTCCTTATCCCGGATCTCGTTGATGGTGATGGCCCCGACCGAAAACAGTTTGCCGTAGAACTCTGCGCGGCCCTGCGTGTCGGCCGACAGGAACCCTTCGCGCACGTGCTCGATGAATTGCTGATTGCGCTCCAGCGAAGGGATGAGCTTCCGGGACAGCTCCTGCTCCCACAGCTCGAGCCAGGGGCGCAGACAGCTTTTGAAGTACGCGAGATCCATCTGCTCGACGTTGCTGTAGGTCGCATCGGCGAGGTCCCCGAGCTTATGAGGCGGCAGCTTGAACCAGCGCGCCACGTCCCGGATCTGAAAGACTCGCGTCTCGAGGAACTGGGCATCATTCGGCGGGATGCCGAGCTTTTCGTATTTCGCCCCCCCATACAACGTCAAAAATCGGTGCGCCCGGTCGATGCCTTGGTGCCGGGCCTCGATCGCCTTGCGATTGTTCTCGAGATACAGTTCCGTGATGGAGGTCTTCATCTCGGGATACGTGATGATCCCGCCGAAGGTCGACCCATTGCCGAAAAAGGTCGCCCCGAAGCGCTCAGCCGCAAGGCCCAGGCCCATCGACTCGCGCGCCTTCGCGATGACGGAATACCCTTGGATGCCGTCCCAGCCCATGCCGGGGATGTGGATCATATTCTCGGGGTCGACCCGCGTCTCGCGCCCGCCCGCGTTCTGCACACGGTAGAGGAGCGCCCCGCGGTCATCCCGCCAGGGCGTCACCCGATCCGGCGTGAGCGGCCAGTACCCGACCGCCCGCCCCGCCCCGTCGCGCTGGATCTCGGCGTAGCCGTTCCCCCACATCAGCGCGTGCGCCTGCATGGTCCGTCGCGCCACCATCGAGGTCATCTCGGGATTCGGCGCATCATGGAGGAGCCGGTATAACCGGTGCGACTCGAAGCGGTCCTTTCCGCCAGTCGGCAGGCGCTTGTACAACATCAGCGGGAGGCTCGCGATGTCATCCGCGATCAGGGCCACCGCCGACCAGACGGCCGCGATCGTCAGCGCCGTATGCTCGTCCACGGACACGCCCGACGAGACCGGCGTCGAGCCGATCAGCCTGGCAATCTCGGGGCTCTTGAGGGTGAGCGGACCAGTCCACAGCGCCCGCATGGCGTGACGTACGCGTTCCAGCATCAGGACCACTCCGCCAGAAGGGGCGCCTCGAGTTCCACGGCATTGTGGTCGAGGCGGTCGATCGCCATCACGAGCGCGACGGCTCCGTCGATCCGCTCGGTACTGACCCGCTTGGACAGCTTGATATTCCCGGCCGGATCCTGTTCGACGGCCGCATTGCTGATGTTCCACCGGAGGATGGGATGCCGACCATGCCGCAGTTGCTTCCCCGCGATGCGCTTCTCCGCACTCTTCGTCGGCGCCGAGAGGGACGCATAGCCCTGTCGCATCGGGATACAGACGAATCCGTCTTGCTCCTGCAGCCGTGTCACCAGATCCGTCGCATTCCACGGGTCGAAGGCAATTTCTCGGATGTCGTAGAGCGCGGACCAGCGTTTGAGCTGCGCCCGGACGGCTTCGTAATCCACCACATCGCCAGGCGTGACCGTGAGATGACCGTCCCGCGCCCACTGACGATAGGGCACCCGGTCTCGGGTGCTGCGCTCATCCACCGTGGCCTCAGGCACGAAAAAGGCCGCCTCCACATCGCATCCGGTCGCATCGGGAAAGACCGCGACCGCGGCGGTCAGGTCCCGCGTGGTCGATAAATCGAGCCCCACATAGCAGCGTTGCCCGAGGAGGGACCGCGTCACAGGCGGACACGCATCCCAGAGATCCATCGGCAACCAGCGGACCTCCTGCTCCGTCCACTGATTCAGGTACAAGCGCCGGAAGCTGTTCTCGGCCTGCGGCATCGCCTGCGCTTCCCGCGCCAGGATCCGCATGTCCTCGAGCGATCGGAAATCGCCTAGCGCCGGATTGCATGCCGCCCAAACGGTCTCGTCCTGCCAGTCCGCGTCCTTCGGCGCTTCGTAGATCACGGGGAGAAACGACGGATCCTCAATGATCCCGTCTCGGACCTTACAGGCGTAGTCATACACCTGAAACAGAATCGAATGCCGATCGAATCCTGCTGTACTGATGGCCAGGAGGATCGGCTGTTCGCGGCCGCCTTGGGAGGTCCGCAGTACGTCCCACAGGTCACGGTTCGGCGCGGCGTGCAGCTCGTCGTAAATGACCAGGCTCGCGTTGAAACCATGCTTGGAGTAGGCCTCCGCCGAAATCGCGCGATACGTGCTGCTGCTCGGCCGATGCACCATCCGCTTCTGCGACTCAATGATCTCCACCAGGGGCTCAAGCTCTGGATCGCTCCGCACCATCGTCACAGCCGCGTTGAACACCAGGGACGCTTGATCCCGATCGGCCGCCGCCGAAATGACTTGGGCGCCAATCTCGCCATCCCCCAGCAAGCCATAGAGGGCGAGCGCGGCGCACAACTCGCTTTTGCCATTCTTGCGAGGCAGCATCAACAGTGACGTCCGATACTGCCGGAGGCCCTGCGGCGTCAGGGTGCCGAAGAGTGTCTCCACGTAGGCCCGTTGCCACGGCCGCAAGTCGAACGGCTGCCGGGCGTATTTGCCCGCCGTGTGCGTGAGGTTGTTGATAAACCGCACGACCCGCGCCCCAGGCGGCAGGAGCCCTGCCGGTGCCGCGGCTACAGCCCTTTTCGCTCGAGCCATTTGAACCCGTTGATCAGCGCTTCCAACATCAGATCGCTCAGGCGCTCCCACCAGCCCACCGGCCTGGGCGGAATCACAGGCCCTGATGTCTCGGAGGGAAACTCCTCCAAATCAGACACATCAGATGACCCCAGCCCACTTACTGACCGGAGCCGCCTTGGTAGCCACATGGATCCTGGACCGGGAGGACGGCTCCAGCCCGAACCGCTCGTAATACGCCCTGAGCGCCATCGCCGTATTCCGCTCGAGCTTGATCACCGGGCTTTCCTTAAGCTGGACGTGCTCGTTCCCCGCCCCATCTACGGTCGTGAAC